GCTCAGAAACACGACGTAGACTGGCCACGCCTGCGCCGTCGCGTCGCCCGGGCGCCACGGCATGTCGGGGTCCGGCGGCGGCCCGTTCTCGACACGCACGAGCTGCACCAGCCGTCCGTTCTTCTGTATGAGCCGGGCGGCGAGGGCAATCGCGCTGTCGAAGCGTCCCATCAGGTCCTCACGCTGTTGCGAACGTTGGAGCTACGGGCGAGGCCCGAGGCGAGGACCAGACGGTCAGCCAGGGGATAGATGGGCATCGTGTAGGCGTTCGTGGCCGAGTAGGATGTTTCCTCCTCGATGGGCCCCACCTTCTCACGCTTGGACGTGACGAGCCTCTGGCTGGCATCGCTGGGCGGCGCGGGCATCAGATCGGAGGCCATGGCCAGCAGGGCGTACTCAGCCGTGGCCCGCTTGATGACGTAGGGGATACCCTGGACTAGCTGCTGGCTCGCATCGATGGCGTCGAGGCGCGGCCACTCAGTCGTCTGGATGCGGTAGCTGTTCTGGCGCTCGCCGACGTAGACGAAGCGCGCGTCCACGTAGTCGGTCGCCTTGACAATCGCCTGCTGCTTCTGGGCCTCGGTGAACCCTGAAGTGTCCACGCCCCGGTCGGCGTGGTAGTTGTCGAAGAAGCTGACATCGATGTAGGCGTTGGCCCCGGGGGCCGTCCCGCTGTCATTCTGGACAACAAAGGCCATCAGAACCTCCCGAGGGGAAGAAGGCCCCCAGGTGGGGGCCTCCGGGTCACTTCTTCACTTGTTCCTGGGGGCCTTTCGATCCGCCCCCGGACTTGGGCGCGCCCCCTGCCCCAGCCTTGGGGACGCCACCTGTGCCCCCGTCATTTGGGGCTGGTGACCCTGCGGGCGCCGGGTCCCCGTTACCACCATCCGGCCGGGCCCCNCCAGATGCCCCTTGAGCCANAACGCCATCGCTGGTNNCCTTCTTCTGGNNGCTCACGCCCCCGGCCTGCATCTCCTTCTCGGTGAGCTCCCTCATAGTGGCCTGGTAGCTCACCTCAAAGTAGCGGCCGAGGTTGCGAGCCTGCTGTTCGGAGCCGGCGAAGACCAGCTTGCCGTCCACGAAGTCTCGGTTGTTCAGACGCCCGGTGAAGTCCTTGTGGGGCCCACCAAGCTGGATCAGGTACATACCGCCCATTGCTTCTCCTCCTCACCCAAGTCAGCGAGTGCGCAGGGCCGCTACCACGTTGGAAAGCGTCGCGCCAGACGCCGGGAGGACCACCGTCAACGGGTCTCCGGCGTCACCGCCGTCGGTGATGGTACCGATGAAGCCGTCAATGGGGGTCTGGCCCCAGGCCGGGGTGAGCTCGACGAGCACGAGACGATCGCCCAGGTTGTCGTCAGTATCCGCGATGGTGAGCGTGCTGGTGCCGGCGTCGTAGGACGCATTGGCGATGGGGCCCGTGCTATTGAGAGCCGCGACCGCAGCCGCCGCCAGAAGGTCGATGGTGTCGCCCTCCTCGCCAACCACCGTAACGTCCACGTCCGTGCCGTAGACCTTGATGCGCAGGGTCCAACCGGCATAGTCAGCTGCGGCCTTGATCTCGGTGACCGTCGCGGCGTCCCACATGGCGGCGCTATCGCCGTCAAAGAGGGCCTTGGCTGCCGACCGGGCCCCGGTGGCATCGGCGGCGAAGACCACCAGGACGTTGGATCCGCCCTTGAGAGACTGGCCGCCCTCAAAGGGCGCCTGAACCAGATAAGCAGGCATCGTCTCATCTCCCGCTAGAGGTGGGAGAGGGGGCCAGCGGCCCCCTCCACTCAGTTGCGGATGCCGTCCGCCGCCGCGATGCCCAGCTCAGAGAACAGGGCCAGGGCGCAGTACCACTTCACACGGGTGATGTTGTTGTCCTTGGTCTCGGACTCACCGATGGGCACCACGTTGATGCCGGCCATGCGCTCGGCGGTGAGGCCGGCGATGCCGTAGCTACGGGAGCCGTCATCGAACGTACCCGCCCAGATGGTCGTGGTGTTGGACGAGGTGCCCTTGGACTGGTTCACCGGGATGTAGTCATTGCGGAAGATCGGAACGCCCCGGTACATCGGGACCTGACGACCGCTCGGCAGCGTCATCGTCTCGTTGATGCCCGCCCCGCCCAGAGAGCGCAGCAGCGAGAAATAGCTGCGGATGGTGCGCGAGGGCATCATGAAGTAGTCCACCTGGCCGTCCTTGTCGATGACAAGGTCGATCAGGTTGTCCAGGATCTCAAAGGAGAGGTCGGAGCCGTTCGGGCCCGTGTCAACCTTCTGGCTGTTCGGGGTCAGGACCAGGAGACCGGCGAACTCGTCATTGGTGCCGGTACCATTGATGAGCATGTCCTGGTACTTGCGCGCAACGCTCTTGGCCTTGGACGCGACCTGGATGGCTCGCTGGTCGTTGATGTTCGAGCGGGTGGCCTGGATGAGGCCGTTGACCTCAGCGTCGCCGATGATCGTGGTGAGCGAGACGGTCACCTGATCGAAGGTCGCCGGGTTCTTGGCAGTGATGGTGTCGTCGACACCCGCCACCTGGACATCGCCCAGCACCAGCTCGCGGTTGTAGGCGAGCGCGTTACCCTCGATGCCGTCGAACGGCAGCAGCTCGAAGATCGGGTTGACGCTGACGATGCTCTCGATGACGCCAGCGACAAGCTCGTCCTGGCTGAGCTTGGCCGACTCAGAAAGGGTCACAGAAGCCATTTAAGTCGCTCCATGAGATAGCAGTTGTATCTACCACCCCTGGGCAGATCACCTGCGCTCCATGGGCCGACCGGATCACCCTGCAGCCCCTCGGGGTTGTATATGCATAACCGATTGGGTCGGCGCCGTCAAGCGCCGACCCAATAACGTTCAGCGGCCCAGACGGTCGAGGCCGCGAGCGATCTTGCTCACGGCAGAGCCCGGGGGCTGCGGCTGCGGGATGGTGCCATTGGCGCGCTGGGCGCCCGGGGCCGCACCGCCTCCGCTGGGCGCGTCGCTCTCGAACAGGCGGCCGTACACCTCGTTGCTCTTGAGCTCCTTGACGAGGTCGTGCGGCGTGAGCGGCTGGCCCGTGGTCGGGCTCACCCGCACATCGCCGTCCCGGTCGACAACCACAACCTGGTAGCCGTCATCCTTCTTGACCGCGCGCAGCGAGCCCACCACGAAGGGCTTGACCAGATCGGGGATGCCCTTCTCGGCAACGATGGCCTGGACGGCCTGGGCCTCGACAATGTAACGGTCCACGGCCCGCAGGGCCTCGTCGCGCTCGCGCTGGGCGGCCTCCAGTTCCTTCTGGAAGGCGGCCTTGGCCTCGCTGCGAACCTTGTCAATCTCCACCTTCTGGCCCTTGAGGGACTCATATTCCGCGAGGCGGGCCGCCACCGTTTCGGCGATGGCCTGCGGAGTGTCGCCGTATTCCTTGAGCGGGCTCAGATCNAGCGACGCCTTGACGTCCTTGACCTCCTTCCGCAGCGCCGCGTTGGCGGTATTGAGGCCGTCGATGGCCTTCGTGACACTCGCAAGCTCTGGATTGAGCTTGTAGCGGTCGCCGTCCTGCACATAGAGCGGCCGGAAGTCCTCCGGGACGATGGAGAGGTCATCAACCTCAGGATTTGCCGCAAGTTTCCACATGGAATCACTCCAAAGTTGTGGGGATCACCCCCGTCTGCGCCGTCGCATCACGCCGACGGCTGCTCCGGCGGTCGCCCGCCGTTGCCTGCGCCCCCTGCGGGCGCCTGCCCTGGTGCCTTCCGTGGCTCCGGGAGGGTTTCGCGCTCGCGGCGCATCTGATCGATGTCCGCGTCAGCGTCGTAGTCGCTGGAGAGGAGCCCGCGCCGCTGCATCTCCTTGATCCACTGCTGCCGAGAGATGTCGCCCCGGTTGCGGGCGTTGGCGAGCTCAGCCAGATCGGCGCTCTCAAAGCCCTGCGGCCCGAAGTCCTCGTTGATCCACACGCTGCCGCCGGCGTCGTCGCCAAGCCCGAGCCAACGAGCGGTGTACTGCAGGGCCGTCTCCATGGCGTCGCGGAAGGAGATGGTCATGACCTGCAGGGGAGACAGCATCGAGCGCCGCGCGTTGACGGCCGGAGTGGCGACGTAGGTGGCGACACCCGGGCGCAGATACTCGGCGCCATACATCGCCATCTGCTCAAGCAGCGTCTGGAGGTCCTTGGCGCCCTCGCCGATGGCGGCGCCGGTGGACTCAACATAGTAGAAGCGGCCCTGTGGGTCGCTGGCCCAGAGGACCTTGTTNGGACCCACCTCGATGTCGGTGCCGCCGCCCGTTCCCTCGTTGTCGGCGCCGGAGACAGCGAGCATCGGGAAGCGCGACACGCTCAGGATGTTGCGCTGATCGGTGTAGCTCTGCCAGTGGCACACGTTCATGAACGCGAGGTCAAGCAGCGGCGGCTTCGCCAGCATAAAGGACTGGCGGTCGGTGTAGAAGGTGACCAGCGGCACCTCCTTCAGCGTCGTCTCGCCCTCCTCGGCCAGCACCCACTTGTCATCGCCCGGCCGCGCGTTCTCGTCGGGCACCCACACCTGCCAGCGGCCGGGCTCGCGGACCTGGATGCGGCGCACGATCCGCTCACCGAAGCCCACCCGCTCCACCAGCGTCTCATAGAAGCGCAGGTGGGTGATGACCTCGCGCCCGTTGATCACCTCAGCGTAGGCCGCAATCACGTCCTCCGGCTGGATGAGCAGCCAGTAGGGACGCAGCCTCTGGGCCCGGTCGTCAGCAAGGGTGCGCGGACGGTCGCCGACGCGCGGGAACTCCACCAGGACGTGGGCAAAACCCTTGGCCAGACCCTCCCGAAACCACTTCCGGGCGAACACGTCGATGTGCGTTCCGCACAGNTCGATGTCCTCGGCCAGCGTCCTGATCTCCTCGGGCACGTCCGGCTCCAGCCGGATCGGCTGGGCGAACGGGAAGCCCACGAGCGTATCCAGGGTCATCTCAAGCGCGTTGACGAGGACACCCTGGTTGCGGCGCCTCTCCCAGTTGTCNTGCGTCTCGGCGGGATGCTTGGGCAGGTAGATCTCACCCGCCGCGCGCATTGTCTCGGTGCCGCCAAGCACCGCGTTGATGAGGTCCCAGCGAGGCGCCATCACAGCATACTGCATGAAGCGGTGGCTGGGCTGAACCTCGTCCGTCTGGCCCGAGGGCGCGCGCGGGGTCACGCCCGCCGGCTGGGAAGTGTACGAGGTCTCAAGNTTCGCCATCAGAANCCNCTCTGACCAGCACTGCGCCGCATCCGGCGCACCCTGTATCTCAGCTCGTCCCCGATGTGGTCCTCAGCGTCCGTGTGGACGTCATCGGGGTTCTTGTCGTCCCGGGGCAGCACGGGCACTGTCTCGATGAACTGAAGACAGTCCTCCGTGACCCAGAGGCCCGGCCGATCCGGGGCCCCGACCTTGACAGCCTGCAGGCGCTCACGGATCATCTGCCAGCCCTGGCTCCGGCTGCCCGGCTCCTTCGCCGCGCGCTCCCACCGGACGCCCTGGCTGCGCATCGCCTCAGCGATGTTTGGTGAGCCAGGACGCGGGTCAAAGATAGACGTGTCCGCCGGCCCCGGCAAGACGCGCCCAACTATTCCCATACGGCGCTCACGCAGGATGATGCCCTGAGCAATGTCCGTCGGGGGCATGTTCAGGCCCTCGTTGCGCTTGCCGGTGAAGCCGTACCACTCCGCGAAGCGCACCAGGTCACCACGCACATGCCCAATCACACGGCCGTCCGGCAGCGTCATGGGCTCGCCATTGCTCTCGGCATACCAGCCCACGCTGAACGGGCGGCTCTGGCCGTAGTCGAAGGCCCGATCAATGCGCCAGCCCGACGGGATATTCCGGGGATCGATCCGTGGGATGACGTGCACCTGCCCATCCCACAAATCGTCGAACATGCCGCCCGACGTGATGTCCCAGCTGCCCTCCAGCCAGGCGCGCAGCTCGTTCGGATTGCGCGCCGACATGCGTAGGCGGTTGATGTAGTCCGGGTCCGCGTCGAGCAGCACCCGGTTCTCCATCAGGTGGCCGTGGATGGCGACGCGCGGCGGCTCGGGCGTGCCGTCCGGCCCAACGGCATCGACGATGACGCGCGAGCGCCCGTGGGGCAGACGGAAGCGCGCCTTGACCCAATTGTGGCCGACGCCATACGGGTTGGTGGTGGCCCGATACTTCCTCGGGATGCCGGGCACCGTCGAGCGGCAGCACGACATCATCATCCGGTAGCCCTCGTCAGTCGGCCAGGTCGTCAGCTCCTCCCACCCAATGAAAGGNTAGGCGTGGCCGTGATAGTTCCAGTAGTCGCTGGGCCGGTCGAACTGCCGGAACAGCAGCTGCTCACCGTCCGGGAACGTCCACGTGGACTTGGCCTGGTTGTACTGAGCCGCATCGCCCCAAATCAGGCGAAACCACTTCTGGGACTTGGCGATAAGGTCCGCCAGCTGTGGATAGGACTGGCGGAAGATGACGCCGCGCCACTCCGGCCCGAAGCCCTGGCCGACGTGCTGGGCGAAGTCCATGAGCAACGCGTCCGTCTTGCCCGGGCCGCGCGTGCCCTCGTACAGTACCTCAAAGACGGGGCAGCTCAGGAACGCCGTCTGCGAGCCGGGCTGCGGCACCCACACGGGTTTCCCTGCAGGCTTTGAAGCCCCAACCCAACCCGGCGGCACGTTCTCGTGGTGTCGCGGCGAGCCGCCCATCATGATCTCTTCTCCCCTCGGCCGCTGTCGGACTGTCATGTCCGCTCAACTCCAGGTCAACCTCGCACCTCCGGGTCAGTCGCGCGGGAGCATAGCGCTGGTTGGGTGAGCAGTCTAGTCACGACTGGACAAAACGGACACAGTTACTTGTAGTCGTCGCCCATCAGTTCGTCATCATCGCCACCCGGGCCAGCTCCTCGCTGGTGCGCCGGTCGTCAGGATAGATGCGAAGGCACAGCGGACAATGCTCCGGCTCGCCCTTGCAGGCCAGCTCCTCATTGTCGTCGGGCGTCGTACGCAGCAGGATGTCCACAGAGCCCAGGTCGTCGCCCACCCAGCCCGCCGGATTGCGGCAGACGAACACAACTCCGTCCTCCTCGGCCTCCTCGCGCGCAATCGAGATTGCAGTCACCAGGTCATCATAGTGCATCATCTCGTGCTCCAGCGGCTGATTCTGCCTGGGGAGAGAACAGAGAGGCCCAAGAACTTCCGTCCTTGGGCCCCCTGGGTCACTTCGTCCGCGTCTTGTCCTGCTTGATGCGGGTCATATTACCGCCCTTCTTGGCGGTAGACAGCGTCAGCTTGGTCGCCATGGCAGCCTCCTGCTGTGTTGGCGGCTGGAATCATAGCGTCAACCCAACTCCGGGAGTCAATCCTGTGTGTGGTGTGCGGGCCGGATTG